CTCTAACCCCAACTTCGCTGCTGGTGGTGAACAATCTTACGTATCCGATGCCGGTACCTTCGTACTCAGCGAAACCTCTCTTGACATGCACTGCTGGGGCGAAAACCCAGTTGTCACCGCTAAGCTCCAACTTAACGGCCAAGACCGCTTCTCTGAACGTGAAGGCACCTACTTCGACCTTGTCCAACCATACCAACACCACACTCGTGCCCCAGACACCGGTATCAACGTATACTCCTTCGCTCTTCGCCCAGAAGAACACCAACCATCTGGCACCTGCAACTTCTCCCGCATCGATAACGCCACCCTCCAACTTGTTCTCTCCAACGCCACCGTTGAAGGTACCAAGACTGCCAAGGTCCGCGTTTACGCCACCAACTACAACGTCCTCCGTGTCATGTCCGGCATGGGTGGCCTCGCCTACTCCAACTAAGCATCTTAACCCTTACAAATGGTTTAAGACTGATATTCATATCACTATCAATATGTAAACAACGTTAATTAAAAAATTTAATTAAAACCCTATAATTTATTATTCAATGTAATAAATTATATTTTAACTATAAATTAACCTAACTCTAACTTAACTCTAATTATAACTTAATCCTGCCTATTTTTGCCAATCTTGCGCGCAATATCAATTTAATAAGACCCATTCTAACATGAACACCATTTCGCATTTGCTTAAAATATAGGATTTTACCACCACCTCCACCGGGCAATCCAGCATCAACTTCCGGATGAATTTCTGGACCTCTTGGAAGAGGATGCATTATTCCAACTTTATCAGTAAAATTCTTATACGTATCTTTATTCAATATGTATCGTGTATTATTCATTTTATTAATAGTATTAACATCATTAATATCTATTTTATTTTTCTCTGAAGCAAAAGTATTATATAATTTAACAGCTGCAATATTTAAAATATCTACTATCCAAGATAATGGTGCAGGTTTTTCCATATCAGATATATCAGCAATTGCATCTGTTGCCTTCTTAGCATCAGTAACCTTCTTATCATCATCTTTAAACCGTTCTTTTTGAAATCGCGTTAAATAAAGTATATCTAATTCATCCTCAACACATCCTGACAAATCACCATAATATTTATTATCTTTATATTTTGAAAGAATTTTCTTAAGACTGTTAACGGTACGACTACGAAGCGAATCTTGAAAACAAATAGATATTCCGTCTGTTCGCTCACAATGTTCTTTGATTGTATAGAAATCAAGCAGTGCTTGTGTAGGGTGTTCTCCATCACCATCACCACCATTAATAACCGGAACATTATATTGCGCTGCTATTTCCTGTAACTTCTTAACAATACCCTTTTCAGGATGTCTAATAACCAACATATCACAATATTGAGAGAAAGTATGTACGGTATCTTCAATAGTTTCGCCCTTGCTAATGGAAGACATTTCTGTTCCAGGCATAACAATAGACCTGCCACCAAGGCGGGAAACGGCGGCTTGAAAAGAGCAATGTGTTCGCGTACTAGGTTCAAAGAATAACATACCACAAATAAAATCCTCTTTCACGTCATCATTTAACATATTTAGTGGATAACACATAGTTGCATAATTTTCCGCGAGTTCAACAATAGAATCGACATCATCTCTCGTGATATCGTCAACGCTAACTAAACCGTTTTCTAAGCGACTATTCATAATAACTATATTCTTATTAATTATTTAGGTTTCTCTATAAATACTTTTTACAAAATATATATTTAATGCTTGATAAAATATATATCAAATTATTTCAATTTTTAAACAAGATAATTCAAACAAGATAATTCAAACAAGATAATTCAAACAAGATAATTCAAACAAGATAATATAAACAAGATAATATTAGGAATATTATAATCCACATCGGTAAATTAATTATCCACATTTCAGGTTTAGTCCACATTTGTATGTTTTTAAAAGGATATAATATTACATTAACTGCTCCCATTGGCATAAATTTATCGTTTCTCCACCAGATGTTTCCCATAGTTGGTGAGAATTGAATATATAATATAAAAATTATAGTTAATACTATTACACCGAAGATCCTATCATTAAGAAACTTATTATTAAGAAACATATTATCAAGAAACCTGTAATTCATTTATAATATAATAATAATAATATATTTAATTGTATCAGATATTTTTATTGTAATATAGTATATAATGGCTAAAAATCTAAAATCTAATATAGTATTCTTAATCCTTTTAGGCATAACTGTAATTATGATAAGTTTGTTTATTATTACAGGAACTGTATTACCTTTACAAGATAAAATACTTAATATGCGGACACCAACATACGTAGTAGATGCTAAAAACAGAGATTATCCAAGAGAGAAAAAGGTAATTATTAATAAACATTTAGATGAAACAAATATTTACATGAATGCGCATAATCCACCTGTAGCAAAACCAAATAGTAACAACATTGAATTACCCGAGAATAAGTTACCTGACCAGATTTCGGTTGACCCTTCCAAGTTCCCTCCACCACCGCAACCATTTTTGATGGCACCCCCCGAAGCTACCTCCATAAATTAAAAAATTAATTTAATATTTTAAATAAATTTAAAAATTATTTTGTTATGTCTTTATATAAGATGCAGATTTTCGTTAAGACACTCACTGGTAAAACTATAACATTAGACGTAGAACCAAGTGATACTATTGATAATATTAAACAAAAGATACAGGATAAAGAAGGTATCCCACCTGACCAACAACGTCTAATATTTGCAGGCAAACAACTAGAGGATAATCGTACCTTAAGCGATTACAATATACAAAAAGAGTCTACACTTCATTTAGTATTGCGTCTTCGTGGAGGATATTAGGTTTAAAAAGTTATTTACTTATTTTACAAGTAAGAAATGGATATTTTTCATATAGTTTAAATATGGATTGCTCTTTTTTCTTTGCTTCAATCATAATATCAATATTAACAGAATATTTATCTGGAATTTCAAGTAAATATTTTGGTATTTCTTCAATAAAATCAGAATGATGTCCAATGCGACCTGTTCCTTGTTCTGATATATGAAATTTAGGTTTTATTCCTCGTCGTTTCCAAGTTTCTAAAATTAGAGGAATATAGTGTTCTGCTTCTTTAAATATTATATCTTTATGAAGTAATTTATAGCATTCAAAATGATGTGTATCAAATACAACTGGAACATTAACATTATTAGATATTTCTAAACAATCTTCAATGCTAAAACATTTTTCGCAATTTTCTAATACAAGTCTTTGTTTAACATTATTAGGTAACTCATTGTAATTATGACACCATCTCTCTATAGCTGATGCTTTATCACCATAAATACCGCCTCCATGAATAACCATAACTGAATTATTATCTAACTCCATTAGATCTAAAACATCGGCATGATAAGTTAAATCATTTATAGTATGATTAAGAGCGTTTTGATTAGGACTTCCAAGTACATTAAATTGTCCTGGATGAAAGGTAAGTCTTTGGTTAAGTAATTTAGATTTAACCCCAATTTGTTTTAATAAATCAATAGCAAAATCATAATCATAATCTTCTACCTTTGGATTTGATTTATGTGGAAATAATTCGCTAGATAATCTCATAACTTTTATACCATGTTGTTCATTATAATCCATCATTGTAAGTGTATCTTGAAGATTTTGTAAAATCCTTTTTTTAAGTTCATTTATTCCTTGACTATCTATAGTTCTCATAATCATTTTTCTAGATTGATATACAGGATTTTTCTGATTTCTAAGTTCAGTAATAATACAGCATAAACCAAGTTGAATGGGTTTATTTTCAGACATTATAAATATTGTAATTATTGTTCTTGAATTCATAAATTTATTTATAGAACAATTTCAATTTTTAAAAAGTATCTTATAAGGTGATGTAATTATATATTCAATATGGTTTTTTTCCACTTCTTTGTTATTTTATGAAATCTTTTCATCAAAGAAATTTTATGTATTGGTTTTATTGATATATCACCTTTTAAAAACATTGTTATTGGACTTACTGTATTTAGTATTATACTTATCATAATACTATCCTTACATCTAATTGAAATATCGTGTTTCTCATCGTAACCATATTTTACGCATGATTTTGTTTTATCTAAATATATTGTCCAATACATTGGATTTATATCGTCGCAATTATCATCAATGCAATTGTTATCATCAATGCAATTGTTATCATCTACGCAATTGTCATATTTTCCAACCGGGGTTTTCTTATGCGTATACACATATGATTGTTTGATATCCGGATCAACTATTACTTGAATTATTGCCGGATTATCGTGTTCCCAAAATGTTTTATCTACACACATTAAATCATCTAATGTATCAAAATACGGGGTTGAATGATATACACCTAATTCATTAAGTGCTGAAGGAATATTTGGTTTATCTAATATACTCAACTTTTCTTTTAATTCATCAAATACTTCAAAACGTTCATTGTATTTATTTAAAACATATTTTCTAATACTTTCCAATCTTCTGTTATTATAATTATTTGGTGGTAAAGAGTATGCATAATGGTTATTTATAAATAAGAAAAAAAATAGCGAAACTGTTCTTAGTATATTAATCATATTTACTTTATTATATGATTAATATTAATATCATTTTAAATAATATCATTTTAACATACATTATAAAATTGAAATTTAAATAATATAATTATTGATTGTAATATTTAAATAAATATATGATAAGAGAACCAATTATAGAACACGACGGAGATATTATAATGGGGGAATATATATATGATGGACCTAATTCAGTATTAAGTTATCCGTTTAAATTGTTAAATCCAACAACAAACGAAAATGCCAATAGAACCGCTTATCTAGAAATTAATAGCAATCATACTTTGCAACAAGTAAGCGATGATATTTGGCCACGATTACAAAGATATTTCAATATTGGTCCAAATTTTGTTGTTATTGAAATGAACTGTGAACAAGATGAAGAGTTATCTATATTTCCAGGAAGAAGACGTAACCAAAACGATACCATAAATGATTTATATGCGGACGATTTATATGCGCACGATTTATATGCGTATGTAGCAAGTAGACGTCTATCACAAGGAGGCAGTGTTCGTAGCTATCCTATGTATGAAACTATAGGTATTGTGTTACCACAACAACCGGCATTTTATGTAAAGATGATTGATACATTGACAGGTACAGGTACAGGCACAAATACAGGCACAAATACAGGCACAGATAGTGAAGTAATAACTTATTATGAGAATATACGTGGTCCTTCAGGAAATTATTATCCAGATAATTATATAACGCAACGAATTCATCCAGAACCGGAAGATACTACAGAAGATATTAATACTATAGACGATACTGAAATGACTTGGGGGAATTATGATACGCAACCACAACCAGATTACGATGAAGAAGTAGATGACGATGGTACTAAAGATGAGGATGATAATATCAGAGGTAATTTAGGAGGAATATCAGGAGAGGTTTTAGAAGATTGTCATGGACATCGTTTATTCTATTTTATAAGAAAAGAGTCGGCTATTCGTATTCAACGCAATTGGCGTATTTATTTGGACGAAACCCGAGAAAAAAAAGAGTGTGTTGTTTGTTATGAAAAGTTTAAATTTATGGTAAAAAATTATAATTGTCTTCATACTATGTGTTCCGGATGTTATAAGCAATGGCAAACAAGACCAGGTGGAAATAAATGCCCGACATGTAGAACAACACATTTGGAGGATTGTCTCACGCGTGATATGTAATGCGAATGGTTTATTCGTATTCATCAAAACAAAATAGTTTATTCATATTATTCGCTTCTATGTTATCTTTGTTAGGCATAAATAATTTTTTAATTATATCGTCATCTCTAATCCTGATACTATATAATTGTTGAAGTTTATTTCTTCCAACGCGACCTATTGCTTGGATAAGTTTTTGATTAGTTGAGTTCGCAATATCTTTACCCAAATAGGTATGACAAAACTGATAATTAGTTCCGTATATATAATCAGATGATGCTACAATCATAAATAGTCTTTGGTTATCTGCTAGTTTTTTCATAATCTCAATATATTTTACGTTATCATGTTCTTTAAAAACACCGATACCCATAAGTAACAATATTTTCCAAATATCATCTATACCTGAAAGGGTCATAATATCTTTAACCGTCTCTGAATCTATATCGGCAGTAAAAGCATCACTATACCGTTTTATATTATCTTCTGAATCATTATACCCATCAACCCATCTAGATAAATGCTCTGATTTATTAGGCACATAAATTTCATCTAATTCAATATCGCGGATTTTGTCTTTAGCATCTTTTATTTCTCGCAGTAATTTCTTCATTTCATCGCTATATCTTCCATCTGCCATCTTCTTGTCTTTTTCCTCATCTTCTTTTGTACCATCGTCAAATTTCTTTTCCATAACAGTTATCTTATCAGACAAATCATTATTAAAGTCAATATTAATCATTATTTTAGTCATTGTTTCTTTGGGTATTTTAGCAAGTTGTAGACAAAACTTGGCTATCTTATCGGTATCTTGTGTAATAAATATAGTAGGTCCATTTGTAAGAGTATTCGCTCCTTTAGTAGTTATTTGAACCGTATCGTCAAACAACTTATAATGCATACTTTTTTCGTTATAAATCTCAGACCATTCGTCGTTTTTAATCCGTTTCAATAATTTCAAATAATAAAGTTTAACAGATTCCATCGTAATATCTTCAACATTATCAAAGTAGTTGTTTATTTTATATGCATCGTCTACAGATTCATATTCATCAGGATATTTATTAATATAAAGTATGAATTTAGATATCTCTCCAAGATCCATATATCTTAGTAACGTCAAATTATCAAGACAATTATCTACACATTCAACGAGTTCCTCGTGTGTTTTACACATATTATGCGGAACCATAACATAGTTATCTTTATTAAGCACTCTAATGGATTTCTTATATTCAAAACTTTTAATAGAATGAACTTCGGCAGAACAGGTGAATTTTGATTTGAAATTAACAATAGTGTCTCTAACATCGTTTTCATTTGGTAGAGTAGCAGACGATAGAATAATATTGGGTATCATATTAACTCGCCAATTGTTTTTAATGGTTTCATGAAGTGGATGTTCTTCGTAATCCATACCGATAGTAGGTTCATCCCAGTATAATATGAGGTCTTCTGCCTTGTTAAATGCTAACATATAACTCATAGCACTATTATATGATTTTATATCTGATATAATAATCTCAACCTTTTCACCCTTAGAGTTGTCTACTTTTAAAATAGAACCTGTCTTCTTATTGCGTATAGCATCAACTACTGAAAAGTAATGTAGTTTAACATCATCAGGGGTTTCACAACCAAAAGCAAACGCTACTTTACATTTCATAGAAATACAAGACTTAGCAAGAGCCAAACCAACGTGTCTTGCAGCACATACAAATACAACCCGGTGTTTTTTATCACCTATTAAACCTATCGGGGTTAGCGTTTTACCAGTTCCTGTAGGTGCCATATAAAATATCAACTTGGGATTAGGTTGCTTAACAAGATTAAATATCTGCTTTTGATGAGAATACAATTCTCTGTTAGAATATTTATAAATATATTTATTTTGCTCAATTAGTTGCACGCTATTTTTAATACAATATTCTTTATTAATAATGTCTTGAAAATACTCAATTACATTATTTATCCACAAAACAACATACTTATTAAGGTTGTTTATTTTTAGTTTCATCAAATACGTCAAAGTATAATAATAGTATTCACATCGCTTATTTTTCAAGATATTACTAATGATATCTAAAAGTATGAATTCAACAACCTTGTCTTCATTACCTTGTAAATTTTTTTTTGATTGTTCAATACGTATATTATCTGCCTTGTTTAACTTTACTTGATTGTTTAATTCTTCACTTATTCCAATATTATCAATATGTTTATTGTATATAGTATCATTTGCAGTGCTATTTGCAGTGCTATTTGCTTGTTTACTTTCTTTAATATGTTTATTTATTTTCTTGAATTGTTTATCAATTATATCTTTAAAATATACTTTGAATAAAGTAGTTTCCATTATATCTGTTTTTTCTATTTTCAAATAACTTATAAGTGATAGAAGTTCATTTTCAATTATATTTATGTTATCATAACCACGCTTTATAAGAGATAAAATTTTCTTTTCTTCGTGTGATATAGGGATTTCAATAGATTCCCATTCAGTTTTTGTAAGTTTTGTTTGCTCAAGAGTTGAATATTTACTTGTAGACATTGTTTATGGTAGATTAAATTTATTAATTATAATTATATATATTATATTTATTTATAATTAAATAATTTTTAATTTTCAATTTATTGTTAATAGATTTTACAAATATTATAAAGACGTGTATTAATTATCTGTCAAATATAATGTTTTAAAAGTAGAAATTGGTTTATATTTCAATATATCTAATTCTCTAGATGTTGTTTTAAATTGGTCATCGCCATATATATCTTGTAGTAATAACCACTCAAATATCCCACCCATATACAAATATAATTTAGTATGACCTAAGCGAAGTATTTGAGTATATTTATCAAATATGGATTGGTCACTATTATTCCTGCCATAAATTATAATAAATTTTTTTGCTTTAATAGCAGTTTCCACAACTCTTATTTCATCGTCAGCTTTAACGGTATTCATAATAAGTATATTTTGTTCGCTTGCTGGTAATGTATTTATTAATATATAGTCGTTTTTATTCTTAATTGCCTCCTGAATATCCTCAAAATTCATTCTATTTACTTTTGAAAAGGTATTTCCCATATTTGATATTATTTGAACTAATTATAATTAGACCATACTTATTATATTATTTTTGTACTAATTAAATAAAATAATCAAAGAAAAAATAAATCAAATAAATCAAATAATCAAAGAAAGAACTCATCAAGCACCTTTCTATTTTCTCTGCTATCATCATATCCTTTTTCTAGTAAATTCTCAAAACTCATAATATCAATATCATTTACTGGATTTCCTACGCTATTTTTTTTGTTAAAATTAGGTATTTTAAAGTAATCTGTAAATTTAAATCCCCAAATATCAGGTGTTATACTAAAATAAGGTTTAATATTTTCGGGTGGGAAACCTTTCAAACCTCCATCAAAGAATAACTTATCGTCAACTTTTAATAGTAGATTACCAGTGATAAATGGAATATGCGAACTCGCTATACAGCTATCAACTGCTTGTTCAATTGTAACCATATCGCTAACTATAACCTGTCTAAAACCCGTATTGGTAAATAACGTGGTTGCTATATTAATTTTATCTAAATCAAAATCTGTTTCATTATAGTTATTTAATATAAGAGATCTTATATTATATTGTATTTCTTGAATAGAACTAACCCCACTATATTCATTATTTAAACACTTATTAATTATTTGTTCATTATTTAGATTATTTAGATTATCTTTCTTGTAATTGCTAACGTTATGATTATTTTCATTTTCATAGCAATGATAACTACGACTGTAATTATCCATTATATTGTTTATTAAATAATGTATTGGTCTGTTATATGACATTGCTAAGGCGTTCCATGAACCGGCTGAGGCACCTAAAATTTCATAATCGGATAATTCATAATGTTCTTTTAAATATTTAGTTACACCTAACATATAAAATCCAGCAAGACCTCCAGGTGAAATAGATATTATTTTTTTATCAAGAGAAGCCTTAGCATATTCATTTAAATCTAAAAATCTTAATGATGGTGTTAATATAGGTGGTTGTATTGCTTGTAATGTCTGTATTGATTGTGTTGTTCGTATCGAATGCGCATTAGCAACATACGGTGGTACTAATGCATTTACACCAAATCTATTAGCAATTAACATATGTGTTACTAATATTTGAAATACTCTATGGTGATATAAATTAAATCTTGTATAAATATAGTAAGCTGCTATAAAAAACATAGGTTGTATTTGTGAATATGTAACAAAAGGTATCATATAATAAAGAGACATTGTATTTTAATTTTATTGTATTGTAAAATTAATTTTAAATTTGTTAATTCAACTTTTTATTTTTGTCAAATAATATATATACGATAGTAAAATGAAAAATAATATTAATATACGATTTATAATAATAGTTATTTTAGTTACATTGATAACAACAGGATATTTTAGAAAAAGATACATAAGTTTTCTACCTACTATACCAGTATATCCTGATAGTTATGCTGAAGTAAAAAAAGTAGAAGAACAAATTTCAACTATAACACCTAGTGATACAAAATTTTATAAATTGACTGATCCAAGCATAATAAATGCTTTTCTACCTTATGTAAATGAAACAAAAGAAGAATTAACAGATATTATATTCAGACCTAATATAATAATATTATTTTTCAAGTATACAATTAACAGACCAAGACCAAAACAAATTAATCCGCAATTAAATGTATTAAAATCAACAACTGCTGATACTCCAGCATATCCAGCAGGACACGCTTTACAGGCATATTATTTAAGTAAAGTTCTTAGCAAGCGGTATCCTGATAAAAGAGAACAATTTGATAATATAGCAAAAAGATGTGATTTAGTTAGAGTAAAAGCTGGATTACACTATCCGAGCGATGGTAAATTTTCAAAAGCAATAGTAGATGTATTACCATAAACATTATAATAATATTATTAATAAAAATATTATTATATATATAATAAAGAATGCCAAAAAATAAAAGTAACAAAAGTAACAAAAGTAACACTATTAAGATTCCAAAAAGATATATACCTAAGAGTTTAACAAAAAAGGATAAATTAAAACAGAAGAGAGAAATATTAAGATCAAGACGAGCATACAGAAGAACAAATAATAACCAAAAATATTATACTCGTAAAAAAATTTCATCGTTTAAATCTAAAAAATCACCTCATGTAATAAATGCTATGAAAATGTATAAAGTAGATAATGTGAAACCCAGTAAAAAACTATCAAAAAAAACAAAATGTTCTTTAAAATCTTTAAAGAAAATGATGAAAAAAGGACAAGGAGCATATTTTAGCAGCGGTTCACGACCTAATCAAACGGCGCATTCTTGGGGCGTAGCCAGATTAGCAAGCGCAATAACCGGCGGTAAAGCTAGTGCGGTAGATTATAATATACTGAAAGACGGTTGTAAACCAAGTAGTAAAGCATTAAAATTAGCAACTCGTCAACGTAAAAAATATAAGTATGGAAGAAGGAGGATAGCCAAAAGAATGGTTGGCGGAAAGAAATCAACATATCATATGAAGGAAACACTTGTTGGTTTCGAAAAAGCAGGTAATCCTAAAAAGAAGTATACTGCTACTGTTCGCGATAAAAAAACACACAAAACAAGGAAATTACATTTTGGCGCAAGTGATTATCCTCAATATAGAGATAGTACACCATTAGGTTTGTATAAAAAGAAAAATCACGGTGATTTTAAAAGAATGCAACGGTATTATTCAAGACATAGTGGTACTAAACACCGTATAGAAGCAATAGAAAAAGAAAAGAAGGTTAGTAAGGGATATTATACTCCAAAAATATTAAGTCATGTATACTTATGGTAATATTATCGTAAACTTTATAATATCGTAAATCTTGTAAGTTAATCAAATTTTACGATTATTTCTACCTCTTCTTTTTTAATGCTTTTTGTCGCCGATATACTTAATTCTTCTCTCTTTTTACGCGTCTTGTTATCGGATTGAGATTGATTAATATTCTTCCTTTTTGCGGTTGAATTACGTGTGTTCATATCTTTTTCAATAGCATCAAAGTTTTCTTCTATGTATTCTAATACCTTATTTTCAATAGCCCACTTGAAAAAATTCAACTGTCCAATAGTAGTTTGTATTTTGGTACCTTCGCCATATGGTATCATAATTCTTTCCCATCTACAAAACGGATCAAACCTTTTTTTCTGGTATGCTTTCAATTTAAGTTTGTAATCATTATATACTTTAAATCTATAATCCTTTCCATCAGAATCTTGTAATGTATAAATGGTATATTTTTCTTTTGAATAATTAGTAGCAAACCAATCAACGATACGCAGAGATATTCTGGAATTACCGTTTATAATATCTAACATTCTTTGTATGTTTTCATTGTTGTTTTTTTTATAAAAAACTAATAACTGCTTAAGTATCAAATCATTTTGAGTAGAACAGTTATTATCATTATCGTTATCATTATCGTTATCAATATCGTTATAACTAGATTTGGTTTGGAATAAAGACATATTTTTAGTAATAGTTAATTATGTTATTTACTAATTAACTATTTTTAAGTTAATTTAAACGCATTAATTAATTGTATTATCTTCGCTTTTTAGTTTTACTTTTTCTATTTCTTTTGCCGATGCTTTTGCTTTTTCTATTGCTTTTGCTTATGCGTGCACCCGTTCTATAATTTTGTTTGGTTGATGCTTGGCATATAGCAATAGCATCACCGTAACTATAACGTGGTTTACCTTTTTTATTAGTGCTTTTGTGTACTGCTTTAACGCACCTATATACTCTTGTATTTTTTGGCATATTATTTAATTATATATAGTAAAGAAATAAATTTATAAAGTTTTCATTTTATTATTGACCGTATTATTCCTGTCATTGTTAATAGAACTTAGATTTAAAAAATTATCTCTACCTGATCGCTGTGGTTTTAAAAACTCCTCTTGATTCTTAATATCTGTAAGATAATCACTTTTAACATATGGGTTCATAGTTCCCGCCATAGTCATATGCCTCTGTGCCATTCTTTCGCTTGCTTCTTCCTTCTTATTTTCTCTAAATACCATCTCTGTTGTATCACGCATATCAATGGGTTCTTCATGTGTCTGGCCCACAGATTGGCCTTGTGTCTGGCCCACAGATTGGCCTTGTGTCTGGCCCACATATTGGCCTTGTGTCTGGCCCACATATTGGCCTTGTGTCTGGCCCACAGATTGGCCTTGCATTTGCCACTCTTGTTGTTGATATTGTATTTTATCAGACCCATATTGATTATTATCTATTCCCTGCACTTCATCATAAATGTTTTTGTTTCTATCAACGCGTTTACTTTTCTCATATTGCTCACCAGTGCTCCATTTTGTTTTAATCATTATTATTTTAATTATTTACGATATTTTAAATAATAATTTAATACATATTTAATACATATTTAATACCATGTTTTAAAATATTCCAAACATTTTAGTTTTACTTGTACCTTTTTTAAGTTTGCTCATACCCTTGATAGCCATCTGTGATTTATCATTTAACCACTTATTATCATTTATTTTAATAAACTTTTGATTATCTATATCTAATAGATATCTACTTTTATCAATTGACTTACTTTTATCTATTTTAACTATTTTATTGATCATATATTCGGTATTACAAGTATTTACAAAATATAAATACAATCCTCTACGTTCAAGGTAACCATCCATAGTGCAGACTTCAACGCCATTAATGGTTTGAACGTTATCTTTTTTTTCTGAAACATCAATATTTTCTTGCATGTTATTTTCTTGCATAATCTTTTATATAAAAATCCTTTTAATTATTTTATTTAATCAACTGAAAATTTTAAACAAATGTGTTCAATTTTATAATTTAAAACTATATCAATATTTAATACAAATGAATATTGATAATCAAAATAAAACAAATATTAATAATAATAGACCTAAGACAGCACATGGAAGTCGTTCGGGAAATGCGTCTAGTAACCGTTCGGGTAATATGCCCACCAGTCGTTCCGGTAAGAGAGTAACTAATATGAAAATGAATATGCTAACATCAACAAACTATCAAAAAGAAGATATACTTAACCTATTAAGTCAATTAACTACATGTCCTCATATATCAACAGAAACATATAATAAGATATTAAATAATTTACCTACAAATCAACATATATATGTATTTGAAAACGATGGAAAACCAATAGCAATGGGAACAATTGTAATAGAGCAAAAATTAATTCACGGCGGTGCCTGTGTAGCTCATATGGAAGATATTATTGTAGATAAAAATTATAGAGGACGCAAAATAGGCGCCACGTTAGTTAAACAATTAATAGAAGAAGCAAAAAAATATCACTGCTATAAGATAATATTAAATTGTTCTGATGATAATGAAGATTTTTATAAGCATAATGGTTTTAAAAAGAAATCAAATGGTATGGCACTTTATTTTTGATACTATATTTTTGATACTATATTTTTGATACCATATTTTGATACTATAAACAGTGATTATATATCATTATGTTTATAGGTTTCAAATATATAATCGGGTAACTTGAAATCATTCGGTCTATATTGCGGTTTAATCCATTCAACTATAAGAGGCATAGATTTAGCTAAAGGTGCCTTACTAGTCCATCTATCTTTATTTAATAAAATTGCCAGTTTTTTAATGCGATTTTCAGGACCACCTGCGTTTCTTGGAGGAACGTGCTTAAGCGCCCATTCAAATTGCATGCTTTCAATCTTTGTAGGGAAACCGTGTATCACGCACATATGCTGCCAACCCGGACCTTTACCGGTTGTATATTTTGCGCCTCCAGATATTTCCCCATTATGTGCTCGTAATCGTTTATGTACATCGTTAGATACACCTACATACGTAAAATATTTATTGTTGATTATATAACAAGACCATTTATCGTTATCTTCGGTAATTGCTATATTTTCCA